CAAATATTCATCTGATTTGCAGTAAAATTTCAGTAAACTTATCTTGAATCCCATAAAAAAAACACAACTCGGAACATGTTCTGAGTTGTGTAATAAAGTTGTGGAGTCGGAGGGATTATGATTATGAGCAGGTCAAAATGATTTATGGATTGATATAATGGCAAAAGACATAGCAGATATAGAATACGAAAGACAGAGGGCAGATAAACCTCTGTTTTATGACCGTGTGAGAACTGTACAAGAATGGTTGCTCATTGGGAAACCTGTATCTGATATTATTATGAATATTGCACAGAACTGGAACATCGGTGAGAGGCAAGCCCACCGATATATCCGTGAAGCTAGGAAACTCTTTATTGAGCAGAATAAAGCTAAATCTGATGAGAAACTTGCCTTTCATATTTCTGTAAGGACTAGTCTTTATGCTAAGGCTCTTCATGATAAAGACATAAAAACGGCACTTGCTATTATGAAAGATACAGCCGAGTTAGAAGGATTGTACACTAAAAAACTAGAAGTATTTGGCAATAAAGATAAGCCAGTGCCATTCCAATTGATTTTAAAAGTAAATGATGATGAAGAAGAAGGAGAAGGAGATGATACTGAGTAAACCTCAGTATGATATATATTCCTCTAGGAAGCAACTTAACCTCTTTCTTGCTGGTCAAGGAAGTGGCAAGACTCATATTATGGGTGTGCTTTCTGCCATCTACTCTTCTTATTTCCCAAAAGTGAGGGGGCTGATTTGTGCCAATACTTATGATCAGCTCAACCGATCTACTATGTTTCGTATCAGGCAAGTTTGGGAAGAGTATTTTAATGTTATAGAGTACTCCGACAAAACCAAAGAGGGAGATTATGTGATTGGCAAAAGACCTCCTGCAAGCTTTGACACCGAATGGCATAACTTTGAACTATACAATAATATTATCTCCTTTCGCTGGGGAGCTGTTATTTTTATTGGGTCTTTAGATAACTACAAAGCTTTGGATGGTATGGAAGTAGGCTGGATGCTTCTTGATGAAACGAAAGACACCAAAAAAGAAGCACTGGACGAAGTGTTACTAGGTAGGCTTAGGCAAGAAGGTGTTTTCGTTAACAAAAATGGAGATTTAACAAGCACAAAAACAGATGAACCATTCTTGCCACTTTATATTTTTACTTCTCCTGCCAAGGTTGCCTGGCTTAATGAGAAGTTTGAGTTGGAAGAATACCAAGCAGAGATAGATAGTCTTATATTCTTTCCACCAAAATATTTTAAAAAGGAAATAGGAAACAAGCTTGTAACTATATCTTCTACCTATCTCAACAAACGAAATCTACCAAAGACATACATCCCTAATCAAAAAGCAAATTTGCCAAGCTATTTGCACCCAATGCTGATATATGGAAGTCCATTTGCGAAGTCAGGTGGAGAGTTTGTGAAGAAATTTACAGAGCTTAAGCACACGGGTAAGTTAAAACAACTTTACTCAACACAAGAAGTATTGCATCTTAGTTTTGACTTCAATAGTCATCCATACATCACCTGCTTGGCTTATCAGACCATCGGCAAGCAAGTATTGGAGGTAAAGGAGTTTTGCCTCGAGCCACCAAAAAACTCAACCCCTTCTCTTTGTGATGAGATTATAGCTTACTTCAAAAATCACGTAGCCAAAGTGTGGGTCTATGGAGACCCATCAGGTGCATCAGGCAATCGCTCTACTATCAGCAGAACAAAGAAAAGTGATTTTGACGTGATATTTTCAGAGCTTGGAAAAGTATTTAGACTTGAAAATAAAATATTATCATCTGCACCTAGTGTGAGTATTTCAAGAGATTTCTTAGACCTTGTTCTTGAAAATGAATATCAAGGCATCTCCCTTATTATTGATACTTCTTGTAAAAGGACTATTGCGGACTTGCGATATACCAAAGAGGCAGCGGATGGCTCTATGGAAAAAAAGAAAGTCAAAAACCCAGAGACAGGGATTACTTACGAACCCTTTGGACACTGCCTAGATGCCAAGAGATACTTTTTTTGTAGTAGGTTCTCACAGGAGTTTGCTTACTTCTTAGGCAAAGGAGGGAAGCCTATAATGACCACTAAAAGAGAAGAGAATGAACACGCATTTTAAAATAAAAATACTATGTTTTTAGAAAAAGCAGATTATTACAGTATCATTCGCCAAGATGTACTTGACAGGGTGATTGATAACAATGACACAAACAGGACTCTAGCTGAGAATACAGCTCAGGCATTTATGGAGTCATATCTCAGGGCAAGGTACAATGTAGTGGCTATATTTTCGGCCATAGGTAATAACCGAAACAAGCTAATCGTCAGGTATATGATTGACATTGCTTTGTATGACTTATTCTCTCGCATCGCTCCCGAGCAAATGAATGAAGTAAGACTTCAAAGATATCAAGAAGCTGTTTCTTGGCTCAGAGATGTGCGTGATGGCGATTTAAGCCCTGACTTGCCCATCGTTGAAGAGGAAGATTTGACAAGCCCTAAAAACAACTTCGTTAGCTCGAAGTATTCACCTCAAGACTTTGATTTCTAATGAAAAACAAAAACACCTACGAGTTTTCTACAAGGACTAAAATCCAAAACTTTGACCGCTCTAAGAAGTCAATTCAAGATTGGCTTGCAGCTTGGATTCAAGCAGAAAATATTTTTTTTCCACGCCGAGTAAAGCTGATGGATTCTTTTGATATGGCGATGATAGATAATCACTTGCACGCTGTCATTGATAATAGAAAGATGAAGTTACTTGGTGAGCCTACTATCATCGTTAAAAATAATGAGGTAGATGATGAGACACACAAAATGTTTAAAGCAAAATGGTTTAGAGATTTCGTTTCTCTTTCGCTTGATGCCATCCCTTATGGGTACAGTGTATTAGAACTTAATCTTTTGAATTCAGGATTGATGAGCAATGTCAAGTTACTTGAGCGAAGAAATATTTTGCCTGAAAAAAGAGAGGTTCTTGTTAATTTCTATGACATAGAAGGTGTTAATTATAGCTTACCTCCTATTTCAGATTTCTATATACATGTAGAGAGTGACTATCCATTAGGATTAATAAATAAATGTGTGTATTGGACTATCTACAAAAGAATGTCGGGAGCATCTCACGCACTTTTCAATGAAAACTTTGGACTACCAATGCTCATCGCAAAATCAAGAGGGGATGATGATAGAAAAGAGGATTTGCTAGATGAACTAAAAACACTTGGTAAAGAAAGAGTAGGTGTGCTGGGGATAGATGAAGAACTCGAGTTGCAATATCCAAGTGGTTCACAAGGAGCATTTCAAAACTTTGAGGCAATGCAAGATCGCGCCAATAACGAGATGAGCAAACTCTTTCTCGGTCATGTCAAAGGAACTGATGACAACCAAGGCTCACAAACCTATGTAAATCAAAATGAAACTAACAAAACGCCCTCTGAGGAAAGACGAGAGGCTGATATGGAGTTTATCGAGAATTTAGTGAATGATGAGCTGATTCCTAGACTCATCAAGTTTGGCTATCCTTTACAGGATTGTAAGTTTCAATACTTACATACTTATCTTCAAGAAAAATCACGTAAAAAGAAAAGCCTGGCACCAGAGTTACTTAAACTCCTTTTGGATAACTATGATATCCCTGCCGAGTTTATAGAAGAAAACTTTGAAATACCAGTTAAGAAAAAAGCAACCCCTAAAATAGCTTCACCCCTAGCCCCTAAAAGTGAAGAGGATAAGCCTAATCCTAATCCTGTGGAGGATGATAGTGAGGCAATTGAAGATGCTAATAATCACATTGAATTAAAAAAAAAAGACCTAGATGATATCTATGGTCAAATAGAAATACCCCAAAACTCAATCATAGATGATATTTTTGAAGGATTTAACAGCCTGTTTGGTGGGTTTACTAGGTTTACTCAAAATATCAAAGAGTATTTTTTTCAAAAGCTATTAGACCTTACCTTCAATGCTTTGTGGGGGGCTGTGAGTGCTGAGATAGACTATGACACAGTAGATGAGCAAACAGTGAATGCCCTACGAGATAATATTTTTCAGTTTGCGGCTGCCAAAACTTATCAGATGTTAGAGCAAATAAACGCCTTACTCATAAATGAGAATGGAGAAAGAAGAGAATTTCAAGACTTCAAAAATGAACTTGAGAAGCTCAATATCCAATTTAATCGCAATTACTTAGCAACTGAGTACAACTTTGCCATTGCCACATCTCAAGTCATATCTCGATGGGCTGACCTCACGCAAGATGACCCTGATGCACTACTCACCTTCGACGCAGTAGGTGATGGGCTAACTACCCCATTATGTACTAGCCTTGATGGGGTTACTCTTCCAGCCAGTAATGATTTCTGGGATATTTACACACCCCCCAATCACTGGGGATGCCGAAGCACTATTAAGCGTGGGCAAGAAATATCACAGCCAAGCTCATTGCCTGAAATCAAAAATGAGTTTGCTAACAATCCTAGCAAGAAAAATCAAGTGTTTTCAGATAAGCACCCTTATTTTGAAAACTTGACTAATGAGCAAAAGAAAGAGATTGAAGATTTAAAGCCTGAATAATGACCCTCAAAGAACAAATAGTCAAGTGGAAAAATAATAAACCTCGTCTTATGCGTGAGATAGGAGAGCTAGTGGTCAATGATGCTCTCAAAAACTTCAAAGATGAAGCCTTTGAAGGGCAAAAATGGAAACCTCGCAAAGATGGGAGTAGCACGGGTGATCGTGGAGGTCGCAGAAACTTGCTTGTAAAATCAGGCAAGCTCCGTAGGTCTATTAGAGTTACCAAAGCAACTGCTAACAGTGTGTCTGTAGGCTCAGACGTGCCTTATGCCAAAATACACAATGAGGGAGGTGTCACCAATCCCAAAGTAACTCCACGAAGCCGTAGATTTTTCTGGGCAATGTATAAAAAAACAGGGAATCCACGCTTCAAAGCAATGGCTACCACTAAGCAAAATAGTTTTAGAGTAAATATTCCTGCTCGCCCATTCTTGAAAATAACTCCTAAACTAAAAGAGAAAATCAAAGCAAAAATTAATGAGACTATATTTAAAGGCTTTAAAGTAAAATAAGGGTGTTTTTATTTTACATACCACCTCCTTTGCTACTTCATATAGTTCACTGTTAGGCGATATTTAGAACAGCATCCCAATCCGAAGCGTCTCCGCAAATTACAGGCATTAATAATATTTCGCAAACACCTATTTTAAACAGTACACCGCTTGTGCTTTTGGAATAGCTTATTAATTCAATTTCCCCACCTAAAATGTCACGGACTTTAATCAATTTATAAAACTTATCAATGTGGAAACAAGCATCGTTTATTTTCACTATGCATTTACCAAATGTTTTACCACCCGTTTTTCTACTCGTTTTTTGTTCTTCCCATCCGGCACCTTCGCAAACAGGACATTCAAAATCACGAGTGTAATGTTCAAAGTCCCACTCAACTTCCCCGCTACCTTCGCAAGTTTTACATTCAATATCTTTTCCCGCAATTTCGTATTCATCAGCAGTTTTAAGAGTCTCAAACATTTCTTTCGTTATGTTTAAGATTAAACTTGTATTTACCTCTGGAATTACACCTTCGCAATTTGGTGGATTGTGTTCGTTATCTAAAAAAAATTCAATGTTTGCTTTGTCCGTCCTAACTAATGTATAAGCATCGGTTGCATATACTTTACCATTTATTTCAAATGGCTTGTGCATCGCTGGACGAAATTTATCTTCTCCGACAAAAAGGAAGAAAACATCGCCTAACATCGGTTTGGCAAAATTGCCGTTTTCGTTTTCTATTGACATTTTATTTTTAATTTAAACATTTGTAATTGTATTGAAGTTTTGTATTCGGCAACTTCGCCAAGCCGAGAACCGATATATCCAGTGCTTTCAATGTAGCTAATTATTGAAAGTTTGCTTTTTTTGGAAGCATTATAAATATCTTTCTGAAAAGTTTGTGAAAAGCCCGTTGTAAAGTTTGCCGACCTAAACGGGTTTTTCTATGTTTAAAAACTTATTAAGTGATAATATGAAGGGTAAAAAAAATTATTTGTTATTAAACTCATCAAATAACCTCTCAATATGTAGAAGATATGCTTTACTTATTTTATGCACATTATTCTCCCATTGAGATATTTTCGTATCGCTAACACCAATTTTATCCCCTAATTCTTTTTGAGTCAAATTATGTTTCTTTCGAAAAAATTTAAGTTCTTCACCTTTCATATCAACAAAGTTATCAAGTGATAAGTTAATGAGCAAATATTTCACCTATTTTTTTTATTAAAATTTGCAAATTTCTAAATAATTACTTTATTTACACCTTAACATTAAAAGCTTTTAATTGTATCATATTGAAACTTAAAGTTTGTGAATTACTTAAAATACATACTCCTATGAAAAAAGCAATACTAATATCACTCTTATTTATTTTTAGCTTATTTGGTTGCGAAAGCTATGAAGAACTAGACGTAACAGTCAAAAGAATTAATATTGGTGATGATGTGTTTATGATTATTCAAAACAATGAAGACTTTGATTTGGAAGATGTAGAACTAAGTATTGATTATTCGTACTACTTGAAAGTAGATAGAATAGAAAAGAATGGAGATGGGAAAGTTTTTGCTGTAGTATCTTTTAAGAATAGTGCTGGTGAAAGATATAAAACTACTGATTACCCAACCCTTGGAAGTGTTATGGTTGTAATTGATGGCAAGAAATACAAAAAAGAGGGAGGTTTTGTTGAAAAATAAAAAACCATATAAATCATACAACCCCTACCATCTCAAAGATAGTAGGGCTTTTTTATTAAATGCTATTATAGATTTGTTTGTGTGGGTTTGTGGAAGGGTTAGGAAATAAATAGATTATCTCTAATCTCTCATTCTCATTTTTCACTTTTGCCAATGCTATTTTAATTCACCTTCAATCAAAGTATCATAAGAGCAATCAATCAATTCCTTTATTTTTAATAGCATTGCGAAGGTAGGTGTGCTTCTCCCTTGCTCATATAAAGCAATTGATGTCCTGTTTACTCCTAGTATTCTAGCTAGACCGTATTGGGAGTAGCCTTGTTTGAGCCTGTATTTTTTAATGTTTTTTCCTATGTTGGTCATCTCTACTTTCTCAAAAAACTCACAATCCCCCAATACTCAAAAGACAGCCAAAACTTCACACCACAGTCGCATTTTACACTTGTGATGAATGATTTATTCTTATCAGCACGATTAAGATATTTATCATCCGAATCTATGTGCTTCTTTTTGCAAGATGGGCATTGAAACTCTGTCTCTGCAAAGTCAATGAAGCCGTCTTTAATTCTTCTGCCTGTTGATTTGCACTTGACGCTTATCTTTACTTTTTTCATAGCTAATCACCCATCACATCTTGAAAATAATTTCTGCCATCTTGCAGGCATAGTTCCCCTGAGAACACTTTATTCAAAATGTCATTTAAGACTACCGACCTACATTTCGGGTTATCCTCAATCTGCATCAGCTTTACTTTTTCTCTGATTTTCCTGTATTGAAATCCGCTAGGAGTTATTCTGATTGCTTTGCTTCTCATATTTTATTCACATAACAAAGTTTACGAAACTTATAAGGCACCTGTAAGGCTCTTAAATACCTTATAAGCCTTGCTAATTTAACACATATTTGGTAAAAAAAATTACATAAACGTAAATTTGTGTAACCATTAAGTAAATAAAAATTACCTATAATGTAAATCACATAATGCCGAAAAATGTAGAACATCTTAAATTTGCTCAAAACGCCAGTGGTGATACTATCAATATGTATCTCTACTCCTCTATTGGAGGCGATAAAGGTATCTCTGGGCAGATGTTCGCCAATGAACTAGACTTACTCGTGAGTGCAGGGTATAAAAAAATACTTGTCCATATCAACTCAGCAGGGGGCAACATCTTAGAAGGATGGAGTATCTTATCAAGCATCCTTAATATCAACCGTGGTAAAAATGGCGTAGCCGTAGATACTTGCAATGATGGCTTGGCAGGATCTATTGCAGGAATCATCCTAATGGCTGGCAAGAAAGTAATGATGCTAGACTGGGCTAAGATTATGATTCATAACCCTAGCTATGGCAAGTCAGAAGACCAAATGAGTGAAAATGAAAAGAAATCACTTATGGAGTTTAAAAATAGCCTTGTCAATATATTTAGAAGCAGAGCCAAAAAATCAACAGAAGAAATTGAAGAAATGATGAATCAAGAAACTTGGCTCAATGCCGAGCAAGCTCTCGACGGAGGGTTCATTGATGAAATCATCTCTACTTCAAAATTAAAAAGGTCTGATGCTCTTAATGTGCTTTGCGAAGCAACCAATGAATTGAAATCAACAGACTATGCTCACGCTCTCTACAAGCAAATTATAGAGGAATACAATAATGAAAAAACAACCCCCAACAAAATAGGAAATACTATGCCTGATATTAATTTTTCAAGCATCCTCAATGACTTAGGCATTGATAAAGATGCAAATGAATCACAGATTAAAGATAAAATTTCTGTTCTCAGAGCCGAAGCCGTAACAGGCAAAGCTTTACAAAACGAGATAGATATCCTCCGTGCAGAAAATCAAAGATTGCAAGCACAAGTCCAAGAGACTAAAAAGGTGCAATGCGAAAATCTTGTAGATGAAGCAATCAAAGACAATAAGCTACGCCCTAGTCAAAAAGCAGAGTGGTTAGAAATCGCTATGATGTCTTTTGACACCGCTAAAAAAGCAATCGATGCAATGAATGGACATCCACAGTTATCTCAACTAACCCAAAAAACGGGTGATGAGCGTGCAGATTGGGACTGGACTAAGTGGGCTCAAAATGACTCAGTAGGGTTGATGAAGCTCAAAGAAGAGGACAGAGGCTTGTATAGCATCCTCTACAAAAATTATTATGGTATGACCCCTAAAATTGAGGATTAATAAACAATGGCAACAGTACACAAAGAAATATGGACAGGAGAAGTCCTTAGAAAATTTCGTAAGGATAACAGCTTCTTAGATGTCATTCCTGATCGTAGCAACCTAGTAAATAATAAGGTAATCCACTTAGTAGATTTAGGCGCTGACCCTGATGTGCTAGTGAATAACAGCACTTACCCTATCGGTGTAGTAGATGCTAGTGATTCGGATATTCCCATTTCACTTGATAGATTCGACACAGAGAATACTGGAATCAAAGACACTTATTTGTATGCAATTAGCTTTGATTTGATTGGTGAGTATACAGTACAACACATTGAATCACTAAAAGAGAAGACGGCTGACAAAGCTATTCACGCACTTGCACCCCAAACCAATACTGCTACTACGCCTGTCATAGTCACAACTGGGGCAACTGACAATGGGGTAAATGCAAGAAAGAAAATCACTAAGCAAGATATTCTTAACTTGAAAAAAGCTTTTGACCTTGCAAAAGTGCCCAGAAGAGGTCGTGTATTAGTGCTTTGTCCAGAACACGTAAGTCAGATTCTTGAGTTTGATGAGCAGTTTTCATCTCAGTATATGAATATCCGTGAAGGTGTAGTATTGAGACTGTATGGTTTTGATATCTATGAATACACCGAAACCCCTGTTTTTAACGCATCAAATGCCAAAAAAGCATTTGAAGCTGCTGCTGCCCCTACTACGGATTGTTACTCATCTGTAGCATTCTTTGCTCCTCGCATGTTTAAGGCGATGGGAGAGACAGATATGTATTACCGAATAGCAAAAGAAGACCCTCAGTTTCGTCAAAGCACTGTTGGCTTTAGCCAATACTTCATTTGCTTGCCTAAAAAGCAAGAGGCTATTGGAGCAATTGTATCAGTAGCAGTAGCATAAACTAGAAAATATCATGGCTAAGAAAAATCCACGTGAAAGTTCCTCTGAATTGCCAGAGGAACTTATCAAAAAAGCAGAAGAAACGCTAATAGAGAAAGGTGATATAGTTAACTCTCAGGAAGAGTCTGATTACAAAGAAGCTATTGCTACTCTAAAAGAGAAAATAAAGGATACTTTTGAGTTTTATTCCTCAGAAGAATTCTTATATGTAGCCGAAGATGGCACAGCGTTTTTGAAAAAAAACATAAGCTATGCCCATAATTATGGCAGAAGCACTAGGCAAAAGATTTTTAAAATCACAAGATAGGTGGTAAGTGAAGAAAATACAAAAAGCCTTTTCCTTGCTAGGCTGGAAGGCAAAAACTATCATAATGGCTTTTGTATTGGCTTGGCTTCTTCTGACTTTAGCACTTTTTCAGAATTGGGAAGACTTAGACCAAGCCATCAAATGGCTTAACTCTCAACTATCTCTGGCTGTCATCGTGGGGCTTTTGCAAACCTCTATCACCATCGCTGTGTGGTACAGAGTCGGTGGCATAGATGTCAAGATGGAAAATGAGAAATATTATAATAAAAAGGAGTTTGAGAGGGTAGATAAAGAGAAAACATCTCACGACAGACGCATTCACAGCAATCATGTAGCTGTATCTGAACTGAGAGGGGAAGTTGAAATTATAAAATCAATTTTGTTTGAAAACAAAGATGGAAAAGATAAAAAGTAATATTGGTAGCTGGCTTGAGAAGCCTGCAAACGTGCGAGGGCTAATTACGAGTGTTATTCTAGCAATGTTTGGGTCAGTACTAATTACATTCATTGTAAACCCGAGTGCCTTGAACCCAGAGAAAAACCAAGCCATCAACATCATCATTGGTGTGCTTATTATCGAGTTGAAAAATGCAATATCTTTTTATTTTAATCAATCGGCTGATAAGCAGCAAGAAGAAAAAGAGAATCAAAGCAGCACAAATCGCTTTGAAGGATTATGAGGACTTTATTCATCATGTCATTATGTCATACGAGAAAACACAAGAAGGATTAGATTATCTGCTAGACAACAAGCTCATTAGTGAGCAACAGTATATCAAGAAAAGTAGAGAAAACTTCCAACGCTATAAAAAGAAAGCCGAAAGCTTTGCCAAAAAGCGGTTTGGAGATGCTTGGCAAAGTGCCTTAAAGGATATTAAAAATTTTAGAACTATTAATAATTAAATGAGGAGGTGAAATGAAACCCAAAGGATTTAGTTTTTTGACTGGCATATTGCTTTTGTTGATGCCGTTTTTAATGTTTGGAATGACAAGCTGTACCAAAGCAAACTTCGCAAGTTTCTTTGCTGATTTGGGAAATGAAATCCCCATCGAGAAGGTGTCTTACAAAATCGCTGTGCCTGACCAAGATACGCTCATCATCTGGTATAGTCCATATCAACTATTTGAGAATCGGACAAACTTTAAATCTGACTCCATTTACCACTCTGAGCAATTTAATTGGCGTGGGCTTGGAGATTTTTTATATGAAAAATACCAAGAACGAAAAATTAGGCGAGCCAAAATTAAAGAAAGCCAAGACAATAATACAAGTTATAGGCTTCCAAGAAATGATCTTAGTAATGACGATTTAGAGAGTATATGCAGCCCATACCTAGTAAGTAGGTGTAGTTTAAGATTTGATCGCTTCATAATCAATCAAAACAATGAAAATACTCTATCAAGCACTCGCAAACCTATTAGCCACCAACGAGAAAGTAGTTACGGTTGATTTATACAACCAAAACTACTTCAATGAAGGTAAAAAGACACTTGCTCTTCCTGCTATCTTGATTGATTTTGGGACAACTCCTTGGTCACGAAACAAGCAGGGGGTTCAGCAAGGAGAGATGACCATTAGATTCCATATAGTAAATGAACTGTATGAGGATTTTTTTGAGGGTGCAGAAACACAAAGCAGGGCATTAGAAATATTTGATTTTGTAGAGGAAGTCTATCTTCTTCTACAAGATTTTTCAGGTGAGACTTTCTCAAAACTTGAAAGAACTCAAACAGATACAGATACAAATTTTGATAGTGTGATAATTCATATTCTGACTTTCAAGACACTATATACAGACACCACCAAAGCTGATAACTCAAAGTACATCAAAATAGAGCCTGACATAGAGCCTAAAAGAGTAGGCATAGACACGTAACAATATGCAACAATCAGAAATAGAAAAATTAGTCATTCAGATAAAAGCCATCTACGCCCAAAAAAGATACACTTTCTTTGAGCGTGGAGATTTTAATTTGAATATCATTGGTATCAGAGAAGATGATATTTTTGATAACACCTACTCAGATACGCTTATTGTACTCTACAAAAAAGCAGGAGTCTGGCAAGTATTACAAATGCCTTGGACCACTATGCCAGGCACCTGGGGCGGCGTGCTATCTCCTATTACTGTATTCGGGATTACAGGTACAGCTGTAATGAAAGAAAATCAATACAGAGGTTTGTATCAACTTATTGATAATTGGACTAATGTCCACAAATCACCTTGTTTTTGGCAAGTCAAGCCTATGGTGGTTTTTCGTGATGGCAATAAGAATTTTGTATTTGAAAGGGATATGCCTCAGCAAGAAGGTCTTTTTGGCATCAATATGCACAGAATGGAAGGTCAGTATGTCAATAACTGGTCAATAGGTTGCCAAGGGACTAACTGGGTTAATTTCTCCAAACTTGTAGCCTTGGCTCGCATCGCTACCAATCTATATGGTAGCAGATTCACTTATACACTCCTCCATAGAGAAGATTTCAAACCAACCCCCAAAGAAACTAAACTAAAAGCAAGTAAATAATATGAGACCACAAGTCAATATAGTAAGACAAATCGCCTCATTGGGAGGTAATCCACCTACAAGAGATGGAGTAACAATTTTTGTCGTGAATTCACCAGATGAATACACACTACCTGATGGAGATTTAATCTTCAACACGCTTAAAGATTTAGAAGAGGCAGGCATTACAGAAGCAGGAGACCTTGCAAATAATTATCTTCTTTGGGAGCATTGCAAAGATTTTTTTTCATTGGCAAGTGGCACAGAGTTACATATCCTTAGAGTAGCAGAAGCCACGACTTTCACCAATCTTTTTACAGATGCTAGCCTCTCCAATACACTCCTTAAAAACTATCTTGCCGAAAAATCAGGCTCGATTAAGTTATTGGCTGTAACTCTTTTGCCAATTGGTGTCGAGACGAATACAGGCTTAAGTACTGATTTAATCACAGCCATTCCCCTTGCACAAGTATTAGCAGATGCTGAATACACTCGTCTTAGACCAATAGATATTATACTTGAAGGGAGAGCTTTGGGAGGTACGATTGCTCAAGCACAAGATTTGCGTGCTTTGGCTTCTGGCAATGTGAGTGTAGTAGTAGCAAGAGATGGAGTAAGAAAATCCGCTCTTACAACTGCTGGAAATGCAGGGGCATCAGGCTATGCTCAAATAGGCTTACTTCTTGGCTTAATTGCAAGTATCCACGTAGGGCGTAATGTAGGACGGGTTCGCACAGGAGCATTGCCTAATGTTAGTCAGGCAGAATTCTCAGGTGGTCAAACTCCTTATTCAACTATATCAGAAGCAGGATTAGACTCACTCAATGACAAAGGATATATCTTTATGGACAAATACCCGAATAAATCGGGGTGGTTCTGGAACGATGACCATACTTGTACGGCAGTCAATCAGACAAATGCCTATCTCGCTCTTAATCGGGTGCTTAATAAGGCAAGCCGAATTGTGGTTAGCACTTATGTAGAAGAGTTGAAAGATGAGATATTGGTAGATAGCACTACTGGTCAGCTTGCTCCTATCATCGTTAAAGGCTTTGAAAATCGCTTACAATCTGCCATTGAAAATGAGATGCTCGCTAATCCTGATCCGACTCGTGATCGTGAGATAAGTAGCGTAAAAGTATCCATAGACCCAGCACAGAATGTATTAGCTACTTCTAAGATTGTTGCCCAGCTACAAATTATTCCTCTCGCAACTGCTCGCATCATAGAAACTTTGGTAGAACTTATTAATCCTAATTCATAATGGCAAACACAAGAGAATATTCAGGCAAGGACGTACAAGTATCAATGCTTGGGCGACCTGTGGCCCTTAGAAGTATCAAGTATAAGGCTTCACAAGAAAAGCAAAATGTCTATGTCTTAGGGCAAAAAGACCCTTATACCAAAATGGTAGGCAGAAAAGAGACAGAAGGAGAGGTTGTAATGCTTCAGTCTGAGTTTGAAGCCTTGGTTCGCTCGCTTCCTGCTGGGAATGACCCTCTGGACATCGCTCCTTTTGACATTGTGGTGCTGTATGTAGATGAAAACACAGGCTTCATCATCACTGATGTATTGAAAGATGTAGAATTCACAGAGTACGAAAAAGAAATCAATGAAGATGATGATATGATGGAGATTACACTTCCTCTCAATATTGGTCGTGTACTTCTGAATGTAGGCTAAATCAAAGTATATGGTAGATTTATTAGATGTCCTTGATGTACTTTTTGACATAGGAATCTGCTGTGTATTGGTATATATGTTCTTCCACGGCTTGATACTCTTAATTGCTGCAATCTGGTGGTTTATAGAAGAAGTCATAGACTCAATGAATGATAATATTTAATAAAAACCCAAAATGAACAAAGAAACCGAAATCGAAAAAATTGAAAGTGTTGATATTAAAAGCAACACCAATCCTAGCGAATCACAAGTCAAAGAACTTGAAAAGAAGCACGGAAAGCTCACCAAAGTGAAAGTTCAAGACAAGGATAATGAAGAAGAATCTCAGTATTTCTACTTCAAACAGCCTTCACTTTCCATTTTACGACTGGCTCAAAAAGAGTTGGTGAAGTCTCGTGATACAGTAGCCTATGGTGAGATTATCATCAAAAATTGTATTGTGAATGGTGTAGAAGCTGTGCTTGCAGATGAGGAGATAATGATTGCTTTATTGCCTCTTGCTGATGAGTTTACCACAACCAAAATCGCTACAATAGAAAAAAACTAAAAAGTGCTTCTATCAAATCTGATACTTGGTTTATCAGAAAGATAGAAGCACAGCTCATGTACTATTACCGATGGCCTCCTGGCGTGATAGAATCTCTTGATGAGTTCCAACTTTTAGAGGCTTATCAAAACCTTGTTTGGGTCAGACAAGAGGAAGCAAAAAAGACTAGTTCATAAGTAAACCGTAAAATCGCTCACATAAATGGATTTAGAATACGTCATAAAAATAGTAGATAAGTTCTCTCCTGCTTTCGAAAAATTTGAAAGGATGAGCAAGAGTGCTACTGGCGTATTCGGCAGTCTTGAAAGGCGTTTACAAGGGTTTAACGAAGCCGTTACACTTGTAGGAAATGTAACACAGGCTTTGGATAGTATGACCGAAAAGACAGCTTCTTTGTCTGATAAAATGGCTATTGTCCAGAAAAATACAGGACTTTCTACTTCTGAGATGGCTAACTTAAAAACAACCATTGATAGCCTTAATACTCGTACAGCCACAGAGGCTTTGCTTGATATGGCAAGCGTCGGTGGCAAACTAGGAGTGCCAAAACAAGATTTAGAGGGTTTTGTAAAGGTCATAGACAAAGCCACAGTTGCACTTGGTGATGAGTTTGGAGGTTCTGCCGAAGCTGTTGCAATGGTCTTAGGCAAAATAAAGGGTCAGTATAAGGAGTTTTCAAGCATAGGCTTTGGTGATGCTTTGCAAGGCATTGGTTCAGCCATTAATTATTTGGGCAAGCAAGGGGCAAACTCTGCTCCTAATGTGGCAGAATTTACGCAGAGGGTAAGCACTCTTGGTCTTACCTTGGCTCAGGCAACAGGACTAGGAGCTACTTTGGAAGAGCTTGGGTTGTCTGCTGAGATTGCCTCTGGTGGTTTGAAAGCCATCTATGGTTTAGCGGGAACGAATGCTGATAAATTCGCCAAAGTAGTGGGGATGACTACCAAAGAGTTTGAAAATTTGGTCAATACAAGTCCAAATGATGTTATTTTAAAACTTGCTGATTCTCTTAAAGGGGCATCTTCTACGCAAATAGACCAAACTTTAAAAATGCTTGGCATTGGCTCTCAAGAGGCAAGTCAAGTAGTGAAGCTATTAACAGAGAATACCGATAAACTTACTCAAAGACAAACCCAAGCAGCCTTTGCACTCTCCAAGAAAAACGATCTTGACAATGAGGCTTCACTAATGCAAAACACATTAGGGGCGAAAATTGACATGGTCAAAAAAGCCATGACAGGATATGCCACTTCTATTGGCAATGTGCTTGCTCCTTATCTTCCATTTATTCAAGGCACAGGAATGGTTGCCTTTTCGCTTGCTCAATTGCTACCACTTTTCCCTTTCATAATTACTGGATTAACTACTATGACAGGATGGATAATCAGTGCGAGTACTGCGACAATGGGATTTGTAACTAGTTTGATTAGTTCTGTAGTTACTGGCTTCGTGCCGTTCGTTTCAAGTCTAGCTCTTTCCTCATTAGGCTTACTTCGCTACATTGGTCAAATGGGCATTGCAGCCGCAATAACTGCAGGAGGTTTTCTTACAAGTATAGGGCTTGCCACAGCTGGGCAATGGTTATTCAATGCAGCTCTTTCGGCAAACCCAATCGGAGTTGCTATCGCTTTGCTTGCAGGATTAGCAGCGGGTTTAATTTATGCATATCAAAATTTTGAAGGATTCAGAAATATAGTAGATACAGCAGGCAAAGCCATAGGTGATATGTTTGGATGGGTCTATAAGCAAGCAATGAACCTTGTGGAAGGAGTTAAAAGCGTACTTCAATACTTAGGATTGCTTAGCAAAGAAGCTGACAAGACACTCGATAAAGCTTCAAAGGTAGATAACAAGAGAGTCTTCATTGACAAAAGCAAAGGCACAGGTATTTATGCGAAACAACTTGAAGAAGCTAAAAAAACAGCCAATCAAGAGAGGCTAAACAAACTCATCAATCCAAATGGCAATACTGGCGGTGCAGATATTTCGTCCGCTACTCGGCAAGGCTCACCTACTACTCAGTCAGCCTTAGACAGCGTTTCAGGAGGAGGGTCAAAGCCTACAAACATTAACATTAGTATTGGCAAGCTCAATGAAAAAATAGAAATAAGCACGGTTAATCTTAAAGAAGGAATAGATGACATAGAAGCCATCATTACCCAAATGTTTATGCGTGTTTTGAATGGTGCTAATCAAAGATAATTATGGCAGAAGTAAGTTTTGATGTACGTGAACTGTATGGAAAAGTAGGATGGAAACTCCCTTTTCCCTTGGCTCTTTCGGGAGGTGTAAAAGATTACTCCTTGCTTACCAGAAAGGAACGAGGCTTGGCTGATGCTGGATTCTTTACACCTGATTTTGGCAAGCCTACTTGGGCAGAAATACAGTTAGGAGATATTGAATTTGCCATTCCTCCTGTCTTGACTGTGCAAGGACAATTGAATGTGATTAGTACTGCTGTTGCTGGGCAAAATGGAAGTGTCAAAGAAGTTATCAGTGTAGAGGATTACCGAGTGAACATCAAAGTGATGCTCACCAATAATGAGTTTATCCCCAATGGAACGAGTGAAGAAAGATTTACAATTAGCCTAAGAGACAATGAATTTCCTGATACTCGTGTCAGAGAATTAAGAAATTTATTCGAAGAAAAGCAAAGTGTGAGGGTTGTAAGCCCTTATTTGAGTTTGTTTAACATGCAATATCTTCTGATGACGGGCATTAGCTTCCCTGATTTGTCAGGAGTAAGTTCGATAGTTCCTTGCGAGATACAGTGTGTAAGTGATAGACCTTTGGAAATACAATTAGAACTATGAGTTATTTGCTCACCTGCAACATATTGATAGATAACAAGTACAGGCTAAATTTTGCCAAAGAAGTAGAAATCAACTCTTCTTGGCAAACATTAGGAGATACTTGTATAATCAAAATTCCCACAAAAGGGGTGCTAGTGAGCAAAGGCGAAAATGGACAAAATGTAGAGCGGTTTAGCTTTGGAGAAAGATTTGAAACAGGGATGAGCATAGAAGTAAATCTAGGGTATGATGGCAATAACAAACCTTGCTTTGTAGGCTATATCAAAGCGATAAAGCCTACCATTCCTTTTGAGTTGCATTGTGAAGATGCTGTCTATGAGTTGAAGCGTGAAAAAGCTATATCAAAAGTATTTACAGGCACCTTAAAGGGATTATTGAGTGAGTATCTATCAGGTGTTGAGATTGCTAAGAATATCCCTGATGTAACACTCTCCAACTTTGTGTTGAATAAAGTTACTCCTGCTGAAATTCTTGAAAAAGTCAAGGACAGTTACGGATTATCTGCTTATTATAAACCTGCTAGCCAGACACTCTTTGTTGGCTTGCCTTATAGTGAGTTTGAAAACTATGAGCCAGTATATTTTGACTTTCAAAAAAATGTGGTGAGTGATAGTTTGGAATATCGGAAAGCAGAAGATGTCAAAATTAAAGTAAAAGCTATCTCTATCTTGAAAAACAATCAAAAGATAGAAATAGAAGTAGGAGATGCAGATGGAGAAATACGCACCCTACATACTTACAATGAAACTGATACTAAAAAACTGAGAAGTTGGGCAGAAAGCCAACTAGGAAGATTGAAATATGAGGGCTATTCAGGTAACATAACCGCTTTTGGATTGCCTTATGTTCGCCACTCTTCTGCTGTCAGTTTATATGATGAAAGATATGAGGAGCGAGCAGGACAAGTATATATAGTTGATAGTGTACGCACTACTTGGGGTACAAGTGGATTTAGAAGACTGATAGAATTAGGCAAAAAAGTATGAAAGTATATGATATGATTTTAGGTGATGATTTAGACCTTGAGTTCTCTCAAGGAGACTTCAGTATTGATGAAAGCACAGCTCAACACATCAATCATATCCTTTTGGCTGCTAAGGGAGATTATAGAGAATTTCCGTTATTGGGTGCCGACATAGCAAGGCTTGTAAGTGAAGAGAAGAATCCAAGCCTTGTGCGTCAGGATGCTCAGGAAGAGTTAGAGCGTGATGGCTTACGTGTGCAAGCTATCAATTTTAATGAAAAAATAACTGTCATCGCAGAATATAAATAGATGGATGATATACTAAGAGATACACTTAAAAAGACACTATCAAAAGACAGCTCGGCCGTGATGGGCGAGGTAGTGAGTGTTGATATGGAGAAAGTCCTTTGCGAGGTGAAGATTTTAGAGAATGAAGATTTGATATTTTCAGAGGTGAGATTAAGGGCAATAGATGATGAGCAAGACAAAGGTTTTGTTCTATTCCCAAAAGTAGGAAGTCAGGTTTTGATGGCTAAAATCAAAGATACAGATGCTTATTACATCGCAATGATGAGCGAAATAAAGAAAGTAAGCTTTCAATCTAATGAGGAAGATTTGAAAGCGATACTAGCTGATTTGCTCACAGCCATCAAAACCCTCACAGTGCCTACGGGAGTAGGTCCGAGTGGCACACCCATCAATGTGCTAGATTTTCAAAATATAGAATTAAGAATTAATAAATTTTTCAAATAGATGGCTCTTAATAAAGCGAATTTACAGAACGGAATAGAAACTCTTTTGACTGACTTGTATCAGACAACAAACACTTCTGCGGAGGCTCATCAAGAGTTTGCAAGCAGATTGGCTAATCTGATAGATAACTATATAAAAGATGCGACTATTACAATCCCTGCTGGATTTTTGGTAGTGGTAGGTTCTGCTACTACACAGCAAAACCCTGCACCTATACTGATTAATAATGGAGTAAGCTAATGAAATACGAAGTAAGACATAATCAAAACATAGTAGATGTGGCTTTGCAGTTAGGTGGCAATATTGAAACTTGGATAAGCCTTGCGGCTCAAAATGGGTTATCGCTTACTTCAATCATTGGTAGCTATGATATTTTAGAGTGGGAGGGCCAGGCAGACGAGCAAGTGATGAAGTATTACAATGAGCGAAATATCATTGTGGCAACAGGCGAAATACGTGATTCAAAAGGAGCTTTCAATTCAGAATTTAACAAAGATTTTAATTAAAAGAAATGGCTGAAAAAACAAGACAGGAACTCAACGCATTGCTCACAATTCTGTTTCCTGATAATGATGAAGAACTTATCAGCGCAGCAGATGCAAGAGCTATGATTGCCGAAATCATCAATAGTGCTTACAACAAAGCAGATGATCAGCTGAATAATAATATCTCGGTGCCAACTTGGAATAATGTCATTGGCTATTCATTAGGCTTTATCGTGGTCTATCAGGATAAGTTTTGGAAATCTCTCATTTCCGATAACCTCAACAATACCCCTGCTGAAAACATAAGCTGGACAGAAGTAAGCAAGGCTACTGCTTCTCAAAACATAGACCTCTCTCGTTACTATTTCATAGAAGAACTTCAAACGGCTGGTCAAGCAATCATTAATAAGGGGAATATCCAGCCTCCTATTGTTGAGGGAGCAACTAAGACCGCAGGGAGTGGACTTACTGATGATGCAAATACTTTTAAACTAGGAGGAGTAGTATCTGAAGATGTAACACTTGTTCCTAGTGCTGAAAGAACTCATACCTTTAAAATAGGAGATGAAGATACTGGCACTCTTTTTCAGGGAATCGAATTGAGTGGGCAAAATGTAGCTATTAGAGGTGCAACATCGCTGATTATTGCTGAGATTTTATCTTATGTAAGCAGTGTTAATGGCAATTTTATAGAGATTGGGCAAGGGGTAATTA